ATGCCATTGAAAGAGCCGGAGAGCTGGACCCAACTCCAATCCATAGGCCTTGCGCTGATGGCGATTTGGGGAGGGCTGGTGACTTATATCATCGATATTCGCAAAAAAAATCGTCCCTTTCGTTGGGTTGAAGCGCTGATGCAAATCATCGTCTCTGGATTTGCAGGGGCATTGTGTGCTTTGGCCGCGATGTACTTTGAATGGCCGCAAGAATTGGCGGGGTTTGCTTGTGGTATCAGCGGATACGCAGGCTCGCGGATCCTTGCCATTTTTGAGCGCAAATTTATTAGCTCTATCTCAAATCAGCCTTAAACGCAGAATGCGTTGTATTGCCCTCACATGCTTGGTTGGATGTATTGGAGAAACGTCATGTTTGATGTGGTGTTCGAACGTCTCATGCCCCACGAAGGTGGCTTTCAATGTGACCCCAAAGATCGTGGCAACTGGACTGGAGGACGTGTCGGCGTTGGTGAGCTTAAGGGCACCAATCGTGGTATTGCCGCGATGACTTACCCACATCTTGATATCAAAAACCTCTCTTACGAGCAGGTGAAGGCGATTTACTTCGAGGATTGGTGGCAAGCACTCGGTATGGCGCGTTTTCGTCCGGCGATGCAATACCAACTTTTTGATGCTGCGGTGCAGCATGGTTGGCATCGTGCCGTGAAAATGCTGCAAAACGCAGTGGGTGAAAAGCCTGACGGCATTATCGGCCCGAAGACGCTGTCGGCGACACAAACGATGGATCTCAATGATTTACTGATGCGCTACATCGCCTATCGCATCACGTTTTACACCAAAGTATCGACCTTCAACGAATACGGACGAGGGTGGATGCGCCGAGTCGCGCAGTGCTTGCTGTTCGCCGCAGTGGATAATGATCTTTAAGGGGAACTTATGGATAAGCTAGGTCTTATTTTGAGAAGCCGCAAAGTGATCCGAGCGTTGGTGGCGTTATTGGCGGCACTGATGCTGTCATTGGGCTACCAGATATCGCCGGAGTTTCAGTCGCTGGTGTCACAGGCGGTGTGTGAAGTGATGGAATGTATCGAGTAACACCATGAACGAGTGGTTATCCCTTTTGATGAGGCTGGTGAATGCGATTTTGGATTCGATTAATCGGTCGCGTAAACAAGCGGCAACCGATTCTCCTAGTGAGCATATTGCTAATGGTGGTCTCGTGCAGCGCAGTGAGAAAACCTTCGCCGATGTGGCCAACCAACCTGACCGTGATTGAGCTAGCCGATGGTGGACTTTGCCTTGACCGCGCTTCGGCAGAAAAGCTTGCCGCATTTAAAGCGGAATTAGAGTCGTTGTAAGCGGGAGAATTGATGAAAAGTATCGCGCATGAACTTACGGTATTGGTGGATAAATCCAAGCCGTTTCGTTCGTTGTTGGTAAAAGCTGAGGCGGGTGGCTCCGTCGAACTGCAATATGAGCTCGATGGTGAGCGGATCACCGCACAAACCTTTACTGCGACAGGTCACTATGAGCTGGTGATCTTGCGTAGCGGGTACCTTGTTCCAAATAATGCCCTCTTTTCCTTGGTGTAAGCATGGTCGATCAACAGCAACTTTGGGTACGCCGAGTCTTGGTGAGCCGCGAACGCTACGCCCCATATTTTGATGGTTTAACGCAATATGCCGTATTGGATAAACCTATGGTTTTCACTGGTGATTTTGATATTTCTATTGAGGCCGAAGGGTTAAGAAACGACAGTTTTCAAGCGCTCTTTTCTGGAGAGACGGTCGATAATTTCTTTCGATTACTTCAAGGTGGCAGTGGGATCCAGTGCTATATCGGTGGCGCAATTGTCTCTTGGTTGACCAATCAGTTTGATGCGTCTCAGCCTCATCATTACCGGCTGAAACGGGTGGGGTCAGTGGCCTCCATTGGTGTTGATGGCGAATGGAAAGTCAGCCGTGAAGGTATTCAAACGCCGCTCACCGTCACTCGTATGATGCGCTCTTGGACCACCTCACTTTTCACAAGAGGGCAGATCCGCGAGCTCATCATTCAAGGGGCTGTGTATCCCTTGGATCAGAAAGAGAGTGCCATTCAAAGAAGCCAGCCAGATAACGGTAATTCGCTGACCATCATCAACCATACCAAAGCGATGTGGAGACGGGTGTGAGCCTCTATCAGATGTATGCTTTTCTTTCGATGTCCGAGTGGCAAATGTACTTTAAAGCCCGATTTCCTGATGCGGTTGAGGTTCAGAGCTATAAGCTGGCGGTGTTTTTGAATACAGAAAAAGAGGCGTTGATGCGTCAGGCGAGCCAAGTAGTCGAACTGGAAGCGAGCGCCATTATCACCGCACTGGCCACACAAAATCACGCCTGCATGATTTGCGATTACGCTGCCGCCATGCAGGTTTGCCAGCATTTCGAGTCCAGCGAGCAATAGTCCCCATGAGTATTCAGTGCCGAGCCTTGTGCTCGGCTTTGTTGTTTTTGTCGCTAAGCGTTTTTTCGAGAGCGCTTAACCGCACAGACAGCGACACGTCTAATCAAAGGAGTCACCATGAATACCCATCAAGACACGATTGCCGTCACTGGTAATGAAACATTGGAAGAGCTGGAAGCTTTGCTGGAATCGATGGAAGCGGAAGAAAGTCGCCCAACTGTCGAAAAGGAACAAGGCGCTGACGAGCGCCTTGCTTCCTCTTCACAATCGCAAAGTGTGGAAGGTTTAGACGGCGATACCGATGCAGCCTCGCCAACTGCAGAGCCTAACGCAAAGCCAGACGGTATTCTCGCCAAAGACCAAAAGCACATTATCCCGATGGAGGTGCTCGAGCGAGAGCGGCAAGAAAAAGCTCAGCTTCGCCAAGAGCTTGAAGAGTTAAAAGCACATTCAGCGCAGCTTGAAAAAGCGCAGCGCATGATTGATGTGCGTAACAAACAACTCGAGGAATTGGGCGTTGCGCCGGCTGATTTACCCGAAGATGTCACCATTGATGAAAAAAAACTTGCTACGTTACAGGAGGATTACCCCGAGCTCGCCCCTTTCTTTTTGGCTATGAATAACAAAATTGAGGCGTTGGTTTCTAGCGGCACGGTGGCGGCCTCGACCACATCACCGGAGACTGAAAGCGCCGCGCCAGTCAACAATGCTGAGTTGACGACGGCGCTACAAGCAAACGCGGATCTGCAGTCGTGGATGAGTGAAGGTGGGGCGCGTTGGAATGCCGCGCAGCAAATTGATGACCATTTGGCTTCAAGTTCTGAATGGGCGAATCGAAGCTACGCCGAGCGATTTGAAGAGGTCAGTAAGCGGGTACGACTGGCGTTTGGTGATGAGCCGAAATTGTCAGCCCAAGAGGTTCTGAGCGCGGCGCAAGAAGCAAGTCGTAAAGCGAAAAACGCTTTGCCAGCGTCTCCGAGTGAGCTTGGCAATACTCATCGCACGGGGAATTCCGATCTGATGAACCGGGTACAGAGTGCTAATCACGAAGAGCTGGGTAAATTGTTTGACTCTCTCAGTGAAGCGCAAATCGAGCAACTGCTTTATAACGCTGGATTCTAAACCCGTTTTTCAAACACTAAGCCTCAGCTGACACGCTGGGGCTTTTTTATTGGAGTGAAAGTATGACAACCATTACTGACGGCGTGAAGTTACAGGAAACGGCGCTGTTCAAAGCGACCCTGCGCAATCGCTCGTTTACCAATATGTTGACCGAAGATGCGCCGCAGAGTGTGACCAGTAATAAAAAAGGCAATGAGCAAACCTCACCTCATGCTCCGATTGTCCGCTGCGCCGACTTAAGTAAATCGGCAGGGGATGAGGTAGAAATGCAGATTGTGCATGGTTTGACGAAAAAGCCGACCATGGGCGATCGCCGAATTGCTGGACGGGGTGAAAGTTTAGAGTTCGCGGACTTCTCACTGAAAATCAACCAAGGCCGCCATCAAGTGGATTCTGGCGGTAAGATGACGCAGCAAAAGACTCGCCATCCACTGCGTAAACTCACTCGAGCTTTACTGCCGGATTACGTGAATACGCTGCAAGATCAGGTTACGACAGTGCACCTTGCCGGAGCGCGGGGGGATTATGCGACCGATGACATCATTGTGCCTTTAGAAAGTGATACTGAGTTTGCCGAGATCATGGTCAATGATGTCTTGCCGCCAACGTATGATCGCCACTTCTTTGGGGGCGATGCGACCTCCTTTGAAGGGCTCGATGCGGCGGATATTTTCTCGATTGAAACATTGGATAATATCGGTCTCTACCTTGAAGAGATGCCTCATCCACTGCAGCCAATCCGTTTTAATGACGACAAGATGGCGGGTGATGAGCCCTTCTATTTACTGAGTGTTACCCCACGTCAATGGAGTGACTTCTATACCTCAACCTCAGGTAAAGATTGGCAAAACCTCACTGCGAATGCGATTTCCCGATCGCGTAACTTTAATCATCCGGTGTTTCGTGGCGACTGTCTGATGCGGGGCAATATCTTGGTGCGCAAATACAAAGGTATGCCGATCCGTTTCAATCCTGGTTCTGTTGTCTCGATTTCCAATAACGATAAAGCAGCCAGTGTGCGTCAAGTCAATGCGGCCACCACCATAGATCGCGCCATGTTACTCGGCGGGCAGGCGTTGGCATACGCGTGGGGGAAAACGCAAGGTGGCCAATCCTTCCGTTATCACGAGGAAGATGTGGATGCGGGTAACCGTACCGAAGTCACGGTGTATTGGATGAATGGCTCCAAGAAAATTCGCTTTAAAGACAAAACGGGGCGCGTGAACGATCACGGGGTGATTGCGCTCGATACGGCTGTGAACCTGTAGTGGAGTAAACGTGAATGACTCATCGACAAAGTGAAACCTTTAACAACCGCGTCTACGTTGGGGCGCATGGCAATTTATCGCTTGAAGAAGGAAAACTCAGTGCCAAAAACACGCCTATCGACACGGTATTCGCTGTCTTGGAGCTGCCGATTGGTTTAAAGCTGACGGGGGTACGTCTGGTGACCAATGGGCTTGGAGCCTCGGTCAGCGTCGATATCAAAGTCAACGATATCGCCCTAGCGCTTGGGGAAGCGGTCGCCAATAAAGTCGCCAAGCAGATCCCGATCAAGCCCGTGTACCTCAAAGAAAAGGGCATCCTGAACGTCACCATTAAAGGTGGTGTCGCCACAGGCGAGCTTCTCATCTTGCCGGAGTACGTCAACGTTGGGTATTAAGCCCAGCCACTGTAGAGAGGGAGGCAAGGAGCCTCCTTTGATTTTTGGGAGAGAGTGATGACGCATAAAATTGCTGTGGTCTATATCGGGCCTAAGCCAAAGAAAAAAGACACGGTCGCTGGCTCTAGGCTGGTGTTTCCGCGCCATAAGCCGGTCTTAGTTGAACAAGATTTGGCTTATCAGCTACTGGATTTTCCGAGCGTATGGATAACGGAAGAGGAGTTAGAGGGTCATCTGAAGCTTCTTGATGAAAAGGCCCAAGCGATGGCTCATCAAAGGGCAGCGCAAGAAGCAATGCAGGAGGCAGAAGAAAAAGCGGCTTCCATGGTTGTCATGCTAAATGGTGAGGAGTTGGACCTCGATAAGCTCAACTCAGCCAAGTTAAAGACGCTGATCGCTGCTAATGAGCTAGATATTGCCCCCAAAGGCGCGCAGGAAGAGGTGACAGAGTTTCGAGTACGAGTGCGCGATTATCTGCGTCGCATGAGTGAAGAGAGTGAACCGGCAAACCTCGCGGAGTGATTATGGAAACCGTCGCTATCGAACAGTTTGTGCCTACCTTCGGCAATTGGTCAATGTCGCACTTGCGCCATTACTGCACAGTGCTTTGCTGCAAGCTGGGCAAGAGTTTTGCCGAGAAAGTGGTCTTGTGCGCTATGAGCGTAAGCTTGAAGGTGTGAAGGCTGAGAATGTGATTGCGGTGGTCGGTAGTTCCGATTTGAACGAACCCGGCAAAGGCAGTTACTTGACCAGTGAAGTGATGGCGGTTCTCGATGATGAAGGCACGGCACTGATAAAGGGTGTGAATTACCGCCAAATGAACCGTGATGTACTGATGTTCTTAACGGATTGTCAGCGTGTCTCGGTGCATTGTTCTGTTGAGCCGCAGCTTCACTCGAAAACCTTACCTAAAGTGCTTTTTGATGAGTATTGCCAAGCGGTCTGCTATGGCGCAGCGCATATTTTGATGTTGCAACCGGATAGCGATTGGCATAACCCGAAGCTGGGTAATGAGTATCGCGCATGGTTTATGGATGCGTTACGCAAAGCTAAGCGCTTTAGCCTCGAATCAGGTGAGGTTCAGTCGTTTTCTAATCCCATTCGTCAGCGAGAGTTTTTCTGATGCCTACCTCTATCAAAACCATCATTGACCGGATTTCGCGTGATCTGATCGATGCGAGTAATGTTCGTTGGTCGCGCCCTGAGCTTATCGATTTTTTGAATGATGCGATTGCGGCGATTGTGTTGCGGCGTCCAGACTTGACGCGCAAAACGGTGACGATCGATGTTGATAGCTTTACCGTGGGTTTACCTGTGGATTTATACAAGGTGTTGGCCGTCAATCATATCAATCTGATGGCGGCGCAGTACGTGGATATTAATAAGCTTAATCAGCTTTATCCGAATTGGCGCACAATGACCGGTGAGCCAACGTGCTGGACTCGTAATGAACTCGATGAAAAAACGCTGTTTTTGTTTCCTGCCCCTGAGTCTACCGCGACTGTTGAGATTGTGTATTCCAGCGCGATGAAGGTGGACGCCGAGAGTGATGATTTTCCGATCACTGAAATTTATGAGGGCGTTGTATCGGACTATGTGATGTACCGCGCTTACAACAAAGACAGCATGAACCCTTCTGATGCGCAGCGCGCTCAACTGCATTTGCAAGCCTTTGCGACGGCGCTGGGTGAGAAATCTTCATCCGATCAGTTCATTGTGCAGATGATTAAACAAAGCGAGGTGGCACGGTAATGAGTGAGCCTACTGTTCAAGACTTGGTTGAAAGCGTTGATGTGCTTGGTAAGACAACCTCTGAACTGGTCGAGCGATACACCGAAGCGATCTTCGGGGTTGAGGCCAGTGCGGGGAGTGCCGCAGAAGATGCAAAGAAAACCGCCGCTGACCGTGTGCAAACGGGATTGGATGCCGAGTTTACCGCGCTTAAAGCCAATGAGGCAAAGGACAGTGCCGCGCAAGCCGAACAAGCCAAGCTCGATGCACAGGAAGTGACACAACTTTCTACTTTTAAGCAATACCGTGATCAAGCGCAGCAAGGTGCGACGACTTCGACCGCTCAAGCGGTTATTGCAACGCAGAAAGGTACGCTTGCGACTGAGCAGGCCGCAATTGCGACTAATAAAGCGAATGTGGCGACTGAGGAAGCTACTAAGAGTACCACGCAAGCCGGTATTGCAACGCAGAAGGCTCAAGCCGCGAGTGACAGTGAGCGGGCGGTGCTGCAAAAAGCACAGGAAGTGTCTGATAATACGACGTTGGTTGCGACGCACACCGCCACTGTGGTGAGAAAAAGTGATGAGGTTGTTGTTAATGCTTCGATGGTTGCCGAAGACAAAGCGGTAGTCGTGCAAAAAGCTAGTGAGGTGGCGAGCAATGCGAGCAGTGCAAGTAACAGTGTGTTGTTGTCGCAAGAGTGGGCAGTGGGTAGAACGCCGCCGAGCAGCCATGCCGCCCCAAGTAATACGAATAATGCGATGTATTGGGCGCAGCAGGCACAATACAACGCGAACCAAACGTTTATCTCTGGCGGTTTGTTTACGCCGTCCGTGTCTACGCCCTATCCAAGTATTGAGGGGGTTGTGCGCGACACGATTTGGATCATTGAGTTTCCTTCCGAAGATGCCACTTTTACTTATACCAGTGGGCAGTTATCTGGCCGAATGGTGAAAAATGGCGACTTGTTATTTTGGGATACGCCAGAAAACGAATTTAACCTTATCCCGACTAAAATCGGCGGGATCTTGTCTTTGGTTACGGAATGGGGAACGGAGACGGGTCCTAGTGTTGATATTAGGGGGCGTTATCTTCGGAAATCCGGGGATAGCACCACATCATTAATGTCTCTACCTAATTTAGCCGTTCAAGCCCTCAAAGATCTTAATTCTGAAACTGTTGGATATTTTGGGGCTGAAAATGGTGATGGTAACTACCTAGGAAACACAGGGCGCTGGCTTCGCTTCTTTGCAAAAGATAGTATTTTGCAAGTAAGGGACCAGAACAACAATATAGGCAGAGTTTATCATCAAGGATACAAACCAACTGCTGCTGATGTGGGTGCTTACACTAAAGCTGAGATTGATGGGAAGATTATTGGTAGGCCAATACTTCTTGGCACTGAAGATTTAAACTCCCTTATGACCGCTGGTGTATATGCTCAGAACCTAGATGCTAATACATCCGCAACCAGTCATTACCCAGAAAACCTAGCAGGTTCTCTAATCGTTACTTCTGGCGCTGGTGTTCAGCAAACTTACCATGTCTACAACTCTTCTCGTGTTTGGACTCGAGCGAGGTACCAAAATCTTGAGTGGACACCTTGGGCGCTTCAATACAACACATTGAATAAACCAACTGCTGCTGATGTGGGTCTGGGCAGTGTACCTAACTATGCTGCAACAAACAGCTATGAGGGTACCTCAACGTCCCTATTGGCTACCCAACGGGCTGCCTATGATGCTGCTGCGGCTCCACGTCTGGAAGCTGAACGTAAACGTAAGATTACCTACGGTACCACAGCTCCTGCGGCTGCCATGGGTGCTGATGGTGATATTTACTTCCTGCTTTAATATAAGGTCCCTTCGGGGACCTTGGAGGATTTATGCCCAGAATGTATATAAATGAAGGGGGTGCATGGAAGGCCGTAAAGAAACCTTCAATAAAGATTAATCAACCACCTTATTATGGTGTTTATCAACCTGCGAAGAAAGTGTTTATAAAGGTAGAAGGTATTTGGAAGGAGGTCTACACGGCTTTTCCGGGGTTCTACACGGCGGACATTTCTTCATACGGTAGTTGGAAGAATGTACTAGGTAAGAATATCTTTGGTAACGGTATAACTTACCACCCTGAGGTGCCTATAAGTCTACGAGGATGTGCTTTTGGTAATGGTGGTCCTGAATGGGTAGACAAAGCTAAAGTTACAGCCCCTTCTAATGCTGATTATGCTATCTCAACTCGTGACTTTAATATGTTTATTAATTTAAACAAACAAGGGTTTGGCGGTCTTTCAGCCTCAGAATTAACATCGCGATTCGTTGAAGATTTCAATGCTGGGGAATTTAGAATAAAATTTAATAGAGAGGGTAAATCAGCTTACTTCGGAAGTGATAAATGTATAGCTAAAATATTAGGTTCATCCTCTGATGCTAGAGTTAAGATAGAGCAGAAATCCATAGTTGAAGGTCAATTCAATAATGAATGGAATGTTCTTACTTTTGGCATGTCAGCAAGTAAACCTGTACTTAATACTATAGGGGTTACTGTATAATAGTAAACGTAAACGGAGTCTGGAAGGACTCCAAACCTTATGTCAACGTTAACGGCACTCTTAATACCATCTTAAACCTTTCTTGAATGGCGACCTTTACGGTCGTTTTTTTGTTTCTGTGGAATATGAATTATGCGCATTGAAATCGCTACGATGAAAGGCGAAATGCCTCGCCTTGAGCCACATTTGCTGCCTAATGAGGCGGCGGCCTTTGCGCTCAATTGTACTTATGAGCGCGGCGTTGTCGTACCGATGCGAAGTGATCTGGCGGATGTGCTATTGCCAATTGATTCGCCCAAAACGCTCTTTCTCTATGCGCATACGCATTGGTTTACGTTTTCTAAGCCGGTGAGTGTGATTGCCAATCCGATGGCGCAAGATCCTTATCAGCGAGTGTATTGGACTGGGCAAGATAAGCCGAAAGTGACCGCGCAAGATATTGCTGTGAAACAAGGGGTTATGCCTGCGGCTTGGTATGACTTGGGTGTGCCAAGACCTCTTGGTCAGCCGGTTGTGACGAAGGTGGATGCCTCGACCGGCGAGAATCCGCCTGAAGGTGAGTTACCCGCTTACGATGATGAGGATCGCCTATATATTCAAACCTATGTGACGCGATTTGGGGAAGAGGGCGCACCGGGTGAAGCGAGCCAATCGGTATTGATTGAAAAGCCCGGTTCAACAGTGACTATCCAGCTCGCGCCGCTCTCGGCGAGTACCCACAATGTGACACATACCCGCTTGTACCGTTCGGTGTCTTCCAGTGGTGAGGGGGATTTTTTATTGGTAGCGGAGCTGCCCATCAGTCAGACGCAATACATTGATGCTGCCCGTAATATCAATGGTCCTTCGCTTGAAACGTGGGATTACGATATGCCAGATGCTAATTTGCAAGGTTTGTGTGCAATGGCCAACGGGATTTGTGCGGGGTTTGCGGGAAATGAGGTGATGTTTTCCGAAGCCTATTTGCCCTATGCGTGGAGCAAGAGTAACCGCGGTATCACCGATGATGACATTGTGGCGATTGCGCCGATTGAAACCTCGTTAGTCGTGGCCACGAAGGGCAAACCTTATCTCTTTTCCGGTGTGACGCCTAGCATGATCACAGGGATGCGTCTGAATATTGAGCAGGCTTGTGTGAGTGCAGCATCAATGGTGGTGATTAATGGTACGGCAATTTACGCTTCACCGGATGGCCTAGTGGCTATTTCGTCGTCGAATACGTTCGTGTTGTCTGATGCGATTATTGATCGAGTCACTTGGCAATCTTTCAAGCCTGAAACCATTAAGGCGTGGGCAGTGGAAGGGCAATACGTGGCGCAATGTGAAGGCGGCGGTATTATTTTTGATTTGGTTAGCCAATCTTTTACGCGGATCAGTCATCGTTGGGCGGCGGCTTACCATTATTTGCACAAAGATGCACTGTATGTAGCGAATGGCAAACAACTTGCTCAGTGGCGTAATGGTTCTGATGTGATTGCTATGGAGTGGATGAGTAAGAAATTCATTGTGCCGCACAGTGCGTTAGTCACTTGTGCACGTATTCAATGCCCTGCGCCTGAATTGTTGGCGGTGAGCTTTATTGCCGATGATGTGGAGATTTACTCTTTGACGTTTGGGGAGCTAACTAATCAGCCATTTCGTTTGCCGCCGGTGCGCGCTTTTCAGTGGCAAGTTAAAGTGACCGGTTCGGTGAAGGTTGAGCGCATTATTCTGGCGGATACGGTTTCGGAGTTGTACTGATGGCGGGCAATACTAAAAGTCCATTTCGAGCTGGACGCTCTCTCGATGCGTTATATGAAAATGTTGAGATTTTAACAGGGCAGCGAGGCAATAGCCGTTATCGCGCTGTGACTGAAAAAGATGTTGCGGCGATCAAAGGCATGATAAATAAGGTTATCGTCGGAAGTGGGAGTAATGGCGGTGATAGTGTTGTTGAGCGGCCCCACGCGCCGAATAACGTTGAGGCGTTTGGCGGGTTCTCTGCCATTTTGGTGCAGTGGGATACTCCACGGTTTAAGGGCTTTGCGTATGCCGAGGTGTGGCGAGCGGGTGCAAATGACTTTTCTCAAGCGGTATTGATTGCGACGACGCCTGCGAATGTGTTTTCTGATGTCGTCAATTTGGGTAGCCATTACTTCTATTGGGTGCGCTTTGTTAATACGAATGATTTAGCGGGTCCTTACCATGATGTGAATGGGGCGGCGGCGGAAACCTCACAAGATATTGCCGGTGTGGTGGATGAGTTAGCGGAGCAGTTAAAAAGCTCTGAGCTTATCCAACACATGCAAAAAGAGATTGATAATAAGGCCGCGCAAGATGCTCTCGATTCGCTTGATGAAGAATTGACGGCACTTGATAAGGAAATGGCAGAATCAGGTAAGCTGATTGGCCGTATCGAGACTATTTTGCAAAATGTCAGTCAGGTGCTGGCATTGCAGATTAAACAGCTTAATGCGGCTTATGTTTCGAGAGACTTGGCGCAGACAGTTTCGACCAATGCCAAGATTATTGAAGTCTCTAAAGTGTCGTCTGACGCTTATCAAGCCTTGGCGAAGAAAATTTTGCAGTTAACCTCGGATTTTGAGACTGCAGATCAAGCAACGAATGCGTTGCTTTCTGAACTGAGCCAAACAGTTGCAGAAGCTGACTTGGCTATGTCAGAGCGGGTAGATACGGTGGAGGCGAAAGCGATTTCGGCAGGTGAGGTGGGTGAAGAGGCCAAGGCCGCCGCGCAAACCAATGCGAAAGCGATTGCCACAATTAACCAAGATGGTAGTTCAGCTTATCAAGCGCTTTGGGGTACAAAGCTACAAGCCGGTGATATTACCGCAGGCATTGGGATTGTGGCTAAGAGTGATGGCACAAGCCAAGTTGCCGTCAGTGCCAGTCAGTTTTTTGTCTACGATCCGAATAAGCCCGGCACTCTCGTTCCCACTTTTGCTATCGATAACGGTGCGGTGGTTATTCCTAAAGCGCTGATTGAAAGTGCGACAATTCAAGTGCTACAAGCGCAAAAGATCACGGCGAATTATGTGAAAGCAGGCATTGAGATCGCCGCTCCGCTTATTAATACTGGTAAGCTACGTGGCGGTGATGCGGGCTTTGGTGCGGGTGGTCCTTATAACGGCTATCACACCTTTATTCACTCAAACGGCCTCTTACAAACCAACAATTTACAGGCCAATAATGGTTATTTTCGTGGCAACATCGAAGGGACCATCATTAATGGTGGTGTGATCAAAGGGGCGACAATTATCGCCAGCACCTTCTATCAATCGGTAGTGCTCTATACCACATTTGGGGATAACGCGACGACCAGCCTCTCTTACCCTTCTGCGTTAGGGGGCGGGTTAGTGGTCACTTCTGAATCGGTACGTGTGACCTTGCCGGAAACCAGCTACTACAGTGATGGCGCGACCGCTCCGGTGGATTTTTTCCCAGCAGGGGATGTGTCCATTAACACCATGAACCGAGCACGTTACCGCACTATTCCGGATGGAGTATTTAACTTTACGGTGAGACGGCCAAGAGTGGGGGCTCTGGTTTTTTACAAATCTTTGTACAGGCCATCAATCTCAGTGGTGGCGTCGTTGCCGAGGCAAGGATTGTCGGAACCGATACCGCCAATGCGGTAGGTACAACCGTAAATGTGGCAGGGGTGAGTTTTGCGCTGACTTATTACCGAGGAGGAAGCAGCGGTTATGCTGTCGAAGAGGCGCACATTGCGAGTCGTCGTTCGCTGTTGGGTTCGGGCTGGACTTACTCTGCTTCCCAATCTTTACGCTTTCGGCTGCGTTTAACATCGCTGCACGATGGTGCGGTGATCGTCAATATGTCGGCCTCTATCAATAACAGTATTGACCCAAGGTGATGGCATGATGGTGACAACTGAAAAAGAGCCATATCGCTTTTACTTCCAAGGCGAAGTGACCGACTGGAACACGTTCAAGGCGGCTTATGATGCCGGAAACATCCCAGATGAACTTTATTATGAGCGATTGGCACTGCGGCAAACGTGGCTTGACGGTCATGAGGTCAATGAAAGGGCTTGGGCGCGCGCTGAACTTGCGGCTACCGATTTTATGGAGTTGCCAACGGCGACCTATCAAGGAGAGCGGTTAGTGACATCGCCAAAACTTGCTGAAATGTTGGCTTATCGCGAAGCGGTGCGACGTTACGATTTACGTGAAGAGTCTCGCCCATTGAGGCCAGCATGGTTTGTCGATGAGTCTTTATAAACTGTCTTACGAATCGTGGCGATCTCGAGTATTGCCGTTGATGGAACAGACCGAGAAGCGCAACCAGCACTGGTTCGCCAAACAAGTAGATGAAGCCCTACTCGATGGTAGGGCTTCGCTGTTTTTGGTGGAGGAGGGAGTGTTCGTCCTTGAGCCCAGTTTGGACAATGGTGAAATGCAGGTATGGGTACTGTTTGCTTGGAGCAATCGTAAAGGTGCGCTTAAGCGCTATTTACCGACCGTAGAGCAGTTAGCAAAGCGGGTAAAGGCCAAGAGGTTACTGCTGAATACTGCCGTGAAAGCTTTGCAAGTAAGCCTAATTGACGGTGGGTTTTGTCGTATCGAAACCGGTGATGTTGAGACTTGGTGCAAGGAGATCTAATGGGTGGGAAAAAAGATGGCCGCGTTCAGGAGACCGCGGCGGAAATCGCCGCTTCCCAAGTTGCGGCGAAAGAGTGGAACTTATACAACACAGAGCTCAAAGCGTTTGAAGATATCTTCATACGGCGAGTGAACAACCTTAACTCAGAGGCCAATATGGCCGACGTGAAACAGGCGGCAGATTTAAATTATCAAAGCGAGTACGGCAAAGCGCGAGAGGCGGCCACTGAGAATCTTGTGGCCTCCGGTGTTGATCCGAGCTCCGGAACATTTAAAGCAACGTTAAGCCGTTTGGCGACAGACCAAACTCTCGCTCAGGGCTATACCGTAAACCGCGCTCAAGTCAATGAGCGGGACAAGTATGTGGTGGGTAAGCAAGATATCGTCGCTCTCGGTGCTGGTCAGAAAGCCGAAGGCTTGGCTGGTATGGAAGAGACCGCGCGGCTCTCTTTGAAAAAAGCCACAAGCGATGCCGCCACAGCGTTTAACCGACGTAGCGCGAATGCTCAGGCTGTAGGGACGTTGGCTGGGATTGGAACCAGTATGTACATGAACCGTGCCAAGCCAGATACGAGCTTTGTCAATGTCGATACTAAGACGCTGAAAGGTCAAGCGGGCATGGATCAGAACTATGTACTCAACAGAGGGTAAGTGATGAACGTTAATGTTTCAGGTTCGGCGGCCAATAACTACGCCAATATCACTCATGCCATGTATCAAGACTGGTTAGAGCGATTTTATCCTCAGCAAAAACAGCTTTTAGAGCAAACACAAAATGGCGAGTTACTGACACAGCAACTTGGCCGTGTGGGAGCCAATTTTTCGAGTGCGCAACAGAGTGCGCGGCTTGCGAATGTTAACCAAATGGCACGTTTTGGGGTTGGGGTAGACACCAATTCTAACGATGACGCCAAGCTCTCTCTGGCGCAGGTGACGGCCAAGAACAGTTTGCGTGAGAACGAGCAAGAACGTGCGATGAGCGTGCTCAGTGGTGGCGCAAATGGGAAATTATCACAGCTTAAAGTGGGGTAATCATGGCATACAGTTTATTGAATTTAGGTGCAGATACCCGCAAACGTGCATTGGCAGGGATGCAAGAATCGGCGCAGCGTGAAGAGCAGCGTAATCAAACCAATCAAAGCCTCAGAGACGCGCAGCGTACCAAGCGTTTATCCAGTGTCACCACGGGGGCTGGCATGGGCATGATGGCGGGCATGCAAGCGGGTAGTGTGGGTGGTCCTATGGGCGCGGCGATTGGTGCGACAGCAGGGTTGATTCTAGGGGAGCTTTTCTAATGCAGTTAGATACACGCAGCGCCATTGATGGTGCAATTCGCGGATTTCAGGTCGCAGAAGGTTACTACCAGCGTAAAGCGGATAATGAACGCCAAGCGAAATTGGATGAGCGTAACGAGGCTCGCTATCAAGATGAGCGGTCAAGACTCTCTCAGATTGAAGCCAAGAACGAGCAACGTTATCAAGACGAGAAGGCATTTCGTCAGGCTGAAACGGAAAAAGCCGATAAACGTTATGAAGAAAGCCTTAAACGAGAAAAGGAGGATCGCATCCAGCGTGATCGACTACTTGATGTACAGGTTGATGCGCAGAAAAGTGCAAAAGCATTAAGCCAATACCAGCTCAATCAGCAAAAGAAAATGGTTTACATGCAGGAGAATTTGCCGCTTATCCAATCTGGCCTCAAGCGCTATATGGAAACAGGTGAACTTGATCCGTTATTTGAGCAGGAACACATTAAGGGCAGTGCTTACGACCCGCGCCGATACACGCCTCGTGTTGTTCAGGCGGCTTTTGATATTGAATCAACCATGCCTAAAGTGCTTGATGGCTCTATTTCATACAAAGATTCGCAATTCACAAAGTCGATGGGCGTGTTGCTTGAGCGCAATGTGAAGCAAGGGATTGGCGATAAAGATCCTGAATCGGGCAAGGTGATTAAGGATAAAGAGTATCTGCGCCATGATTTTGTTGCCGATATTGACCCCAATCGCGAAGGCGATCAGCCGGGCATGGTGGTCGGATTGAAAGTGACGTATGAGGACGGTACGACCAAAACCGCGCCAGTAACCGAAAGCCGTTTGGCAGGTAGCCAAGAAGCTGTAAAAGTGATCCCGCTCGATGCGTTAATGAAAGACGTGACAGGCCAAATCTATATGGCTAAGCAGTTTTTTACCAACGAGCACTATGCCAACCTTTTCAATGTGGCAGAGACAAAATCACGCACTGAAATGGATAAGCAGTGGCGAGAGGCGGTGACCGAGCTTGAAAAAGACCGTACTGCAGCGCTGAATGACTTGTTGGAACCGACACCAGAGCATATTTCCGTGGTTAATGCTCGATTTGATGAAAGAAAATCGATGATTAATCAAGTGTATGGACGATTAGGTGAGAATCAATCCAATCGTGAAGTAGGAAATGCCGCGCAGAAATGGGCAGGTGAAGACCCACAAAAGCGCCAATTCATCAATGAGCTCAGTCAATCCATGAATCTCGCAGAACTGACACCCGAAGCGTTGGAGCATAACTATCAGCGAGTTCTGACAATAAAGTCGAATCACGAAGCCGAATTGAAGAAGCAGCAACAGTTAGAACGATTACGCCAAAGCCAGCAATCTCAAAAAATTTACGAGGATTCAGGGGTATACGGTGCTGCTCAGCCAACCGACAATAGAGATGCGATGAAGTATGGCAGCCATAGCCTACTTAACCGCCATGAGTGGAATACTACGCCGAATGGAGAGTTGAAGTTTTAGTGGGGATTATCAGTTCCGTAAACTTTGAGCCGAGTAAATATCATGTATCATCATGAAATACCTAAATAATAGTTGGAGGATAGATGAATATCCCCAACTATTTTAGGATTTATTAACTGACTAGCTTAATGCAAGATCATTCTGAAGTAGTGGCGATTCAATTAGCTAGTTGGTCAATAGTTAGAATAGGCTGTTTATCATTGACAATGGTGAGCATAGTTGCTAACCACTGCCATTTTTAATTTAGACATCATCGAGATTGGTTTTATTCT